TAGTATCATCAATAGATATTACCTCACCATAATATATGGTTCTAGTAACATTTACTTTATTGTCCATTTTTTTATATGGATTTGCTGATGTATATATTAGTGGTTTTTCATATGGCATTATATTATTCTCCTATTTCTTTATTACTTAATAATTCTACTAAATCAACATAAGATTTTTCTAATATTGTTAATATTTTTATTCTTTCATTAACCAATGTTTCTAAATTTTCAATTTCATAAGTATACTCAATAATTTCCTTTTTTAATTCTTCATGTTTTTTTTGAGTATCATTAATTAATTTTAATAATTCCGTTGGGGTTAATTCAGATAATTCTTTTGTTTCTATTGTTTCCATTTTATTTATTTTTTATTGTATGACTCCATAACCTTTTGCCATTGTTATTGTTTCACCAGCAACAGTTACCGGACCAGACGGACCAATACCACTTGCAGTTAAGGCAATTCCATCTGGAATTGCAACAGAAATTACAGCATCTTCTTGTAATGCTTTAAATATTTCTTCAACTGCAATTCTCCACATCATTTCATCAGGACTAACAACACCAGATGGTAAAACACCAACAGGTAATCCTGCTTCTGCTTTTCTTGATATTATTTTAGTAGCAACTTTAGTTGGTGATAATCCTGATCTTTGTGGTACACCTGTAAATATAAGTATTGTTGGAATTGATTGTGGACCACCAATTGTTGTTAATTTTAATATTTTATTAAAACCACCAATTATATCGTCAATGTTATTAAAATCCATAATTTTAAATATTTACTGGTATTAAACTTTTTGTTATTGATAAATATTGATCACCTTGTTCTTTAAATATTTTTTTAAAAATTGGTTTTAATAAAACCATTAATGCTGTAATTGCTAAATTATAAATGAATTCAATTAACATTTGCATTGCTTCATTACTATTACATTTAATAAAAGTATCAAATGCTTTTAAATCAGTTTTAGCTTCTTTTATTAAACTATTACCCTCATTTAAAAATGCACTTGAAATAGCTAGTATTGTTCTTATTTGTGGTGCTAACGTAATTGATTTTGCTAATGCTAATACTAATGCTTGTAATAATTTTCTAAAAAAATTATCATTTATAGATTGTTGATTTTCATTAGTTACACTAGGGTTGTTTTTAGCTGCATTATTTACACTCGCACCTAATGTATTTCCAATTAAAAATGGATCAGTAGAACCTGATATTGCAGATACTATGTTTGTCAAATCATTAATATCTAATGTTGCAGTAGTAAATCCACAACCAGTATCGTATGTTATAGTTCCGTTTGATAATTCTTGTGCATTTTTATTAATATCATTAACATATTTTGGATTTAATGTATAACTATCATCATTATTTTCAACAACTTGTTGTATAATTTTATCTAATGTTAATGCATCTTTTACTTCATTATATGTTTTATTGCTATTTGCCATAATTGTACCGTAAATTGCATCCATTACATTTGATATTAATTCTTTTTGATTAATAATAACAATAGCATCAATAAAATTAATAATAAACGAACCTATGGTTGCTCCGGGTATTGTATCTGGTTTAATTACAATCATATCGGTTCTTTGATTATAATTAATAGTAATTATACCTTTAAAACTTAATGCAGTTCCTGCACTACTAATAGCACTTTTTATAACATTATCAAATGTTATAATAGAATTATCAAAAAGTAATGTAGCTGCCGATGGATTATTAATTGTTTTAAATTTGCCATAAGGATCAATGGATTTTAAATTTATTGATAAACCATTTGTAAACCAAGTAGGTAATGGTTTGTCAGCATTATGACCAATTAATTGTTTTTTTATACTTACTTTTAGTTTAGGTTCAATTTTTTGTGTAAAACTACCAAACACTTTTCCTATTGCAATTTTTACCCCTTCAGTTCCCATTAAAATTCCAAGAACATCCAATAAAAGAGGAATAATTTCTTTAGTATTATTAATTGAAGTATATAGTTTGGATAGGTCGGGTAATTTTCCTTGTTTATTTAAAGAAGTATATGCCCCAATAGTAGTAAATATTCCTTGTTTATCATCAGCAACACTCATTTATTTTTTATTAATTGCTTCTTGGACCATTTCTAGTAATTCATTTCTACGATCCGAAGTTATTGTACCAGCATCTTCTTGAGATTTGTTACTATTACTATTTTCATTATTTTTTTCAAAAACAACTTCTTTTAAATATTTTAATAACATTATTTTTTGATCTTGATTTTTTGATTCTGCATTAATTAATTTAACAATACTATCACCAATAGCTGCAATGGTTCCGGGGTCTTTTGTGTGTAATTCCCACTTATTAAACAGGCGTACTATTTTTGCCTTAATATTACAACTTTCCTCATAAATTTCTTGAAGTAAGTTATTTACACTAGCTTCATCAAATCTTATTTTTTTTCTAACTGGTCGTGCCATTTTTATTATTTATATTAATAAATAGTATTAATTTAAAAATAAATTTACATTTTAATCATTAAAATAATTAAACTTTTCCATAAAATATAAACTCTTATATAATTTTATTGAATTTCTAATATCTTTTGTTGATAATCCTGTTTGTTCTTTTAATAATAATAATATTTTATTTTTAGCAAATTTGTTTGATATTTTTTTATTGTATTTTCCATCTGGTGAATCTTCTTGAAATAATACTTGCCAATTTTTTAAAATATTTACAATTGCTTCACCAACAAGCATTTCATTTTTTTTTGTTGTTGTATCTCCAGTTATAATACATTCAATTTTATTAATCATATTATTAATTAATAAATCATAATATTTTATTGGTTTATTATCAATTTCATATGAAAGAGCAGTGTTGTTATTTAATTCTTCTGAATAATCATCATAAGGTAAATTTATTTTTTTTTCTTTGTAGTTTTTTTTCGAATGATCTTTGTAATAGTTTCTAATAATTGTTTGGCAATAACTATATGCTTTAGAAGTAAATATTTTATATTCAACATTATTATTTTTTTCAATTAAATTATTTAATTTTTCTTGAGCATCATCAATGTTGTTAAATTTATAACCCTCACCTAACTTTATCCATTTATCAGAACCATCATAATATTCAATAATAAATCGTTTATATTTATTCATATGTTCAATTAAATGAGTTAAAGCATCTTGTTCAACTTCATCTATTTCATGATTACCAATGTAAATTGGATATTTTTTTAATATGGTTTCTTTCATTATTCGAAAAGGTTCAATTAGAAGTTCATTATATATTTTATTTCGTTCTTCAATTGAATTAGAATGAATAAATTTTAAAAATGCTTCTTCTTCCTTTTCATCAAAATAATTAGGTATTGGTTTTATTTTTTTCATTCATATAATATTGATTTAGTGTTATTTTTTTATTTTGGTTATATTAATATCTCTATCACTAACAAACATTGCTTCTTTTATTGCAGTATCAAACCAGAATTTTCGTTCTTCTGGTGATGTTATTTTAGAATATACATCAAACATACTACCAATTCTTGTGGCAAAATGTTTATAACCAATTTTTGGTATGGTGTAAATTTTACAAGCATTATTTAATGCACGTAACAATAATTCATATCCAAAAGTAATTTCAATTTTTGTTTTATATTTACCAATATTAATAAATTCTGATTTTTTTATAATTGCACCAGAAAGTTTAAAATCAGTATATTGTTTTAATGAATTAATATTTAAATAACCCATTTCACCATTCTCACCAACAAAATTCTGTGCCCAAACGGTTTCATTTGTTAATTTAATACCTTCATTTGCAGCATTAACTTCAATCATAATAGGAAGAAAAATGTCAACGTTTGAATATGCTTTAATATATTTTTCAGCATTTTTAAAAAATGCAGCACTATATTCATCATCAAACTCTAATACACTAAAATAGTCACTTTCAACATATTGTATTGCATTGTTCACCATTGATTGGTAGTTGGTATTTTCATCGATACCTAATATACAAAAAGTAACTATTCTGTCTTTAAACTTATTATAAATATCTTCACTTATATCATTTGGTGAAATTATAAGTGTTTTTGGTTTTTCTGTAATATCTTTTTGATTTTCAACCGATGTAATTGCTTTATCCAAAAGACCAGCAATTTCTTCATCAAATTTATGTACGGGAATTATAACTGTTATATTCATTGTTTTATATTTTTAATTTATAATTATTTTTATTAATTTATTTTTGGAATATTCACAATTGGTGTTTCCACAGTTACTTCAGGTAAATCTATGGGTTCAAGTGCAGATTTAAATAAATTTATTCTAGTATTAAGAAATTCTTGATATATGTTTTGTAATTCAATTTCAGAATTAGCTTGTGTATATTTTTCTGCAATTTTATCCATAGAATCATAAATTTCAGGACTAATATTATCATCCAAAAATTTAATAATAACATCACCAATTAATACTGGCAAATCATAAAAATTGTCACACCAAACACCCCCACCTTCTTTAATTTTTTGTGGTATTCCTTCTTCGTTTCTTTCAACTAAATATTCGGGAATAATGTCTGGTTTAATACAAATAGGTATAACACCACTTTTCATACATTCCAAAGGAAATGTTCCATATGATGAAATTCTATCAATCCAAACCGCAGCAAAATTTTCACGTAATCTTTTCGCAAAATCTACCCTACGCATTGGTTGTGGTGGTTTTGAACGGGTTAACATTGGATCAAACATAACCCAACTATATTGTGGATATTTACTAAAAAATAATTTAACAACTTTTGAAATTTCATTAGGATTTCTACCAATGATTGAAATTATTGGTTTTTGTGGAATATCTGATTTTTCAAAATAATCAGGAATACCAACATTATATGTCTTAATGTTAAACTTATTTTTACCATAAAATACTTCAACAAATTCTTTTAATGATTTTGAAGTTGTTATAATATCATTGATATTAAATGATTTCCAATCAGTTCCCGGTATTAATGAACTTACCATATAATCAATAGATTGTAATAATCCAATTCTAACGCATGGTAAATTTTTAGTTTGTTCCATAATATTAGAATAAACATCTGGAATTATCATAATGTCTTCTGGTCCAACAGTTAATTTAGGATCAGCCATTGACATATGCTTATGTTCTGTAAGTTCTTTATCTATCCATGTTGGAATTTCATAGTCTCCCTTTTCAACTAAAATATATGTATCATATCCCATTCTCTTAATAATGGTAGCATGAAAATAAATTTCATATACACTAGCAGATGGTCCAACAGATTCTGGAACACAAAATAAAAATTTATTTTGTTTGTTTTGAATCTTATTTAAAGCTGCTATTATTTTTTCATTTTTTTCTGCTTCTGCAGCATTTGCAGATTGTGTTAATACTTCTTCGTTCATATTATTTATGTTTTAAATTACTATAATTTTTTTCTTCAATATTTTGGATATATAAATTTTTAATTAATTGACAATATTCTGCTTCACTATCAATATATAAAAAATTATTTTCAATTAAATCAATAATATACTGTGTGTTTTTAATAATTTTAATTAATTCATCAACATTAATTTCAATATTAATATTATCTATAATTATTTTACACATAATTGGTAAAAACAATGCTACGGCATTATCTTCAGTATTATCGTATTTCTCTTCAATTTGTTTTGCTAAATTAATAAATTTTGCAGCCTGATCTTCATTAAGACCATCTGTAAATGTTGTCCAATCAACTCCTTTTAGTTTCATAATTTTAAATTTTATTTGTTTCTTGTAATTTTTCTTCAATTGGTTTAACATATCCAATTAAACTTTGAAATTCTTCATTTTCCAATAAATCAGCAATTTGTAATGCTTTTAGAACACCATTTTGACAATTTATATTATATGGTCTTTCCATTTTAATTATTTTTTTATTATCTGGAATTTCATTATCTAAAATCTCTGGATCGGTAGTAATTAAAATATCTACACCATTCCACATTTCGTTTGCTTCATCAACAAAACGGATATTTTTAAATCTACATAACATTATAGATAAAAAAGATAATGTGGGTGGAATACTAAACCAATTTTCTTTTGATAATAAAATAAATTCAACAGTATCACAATATTTTTTATAAAATTGTTGAACGTGTAAATCTAATCCACGATACATTTGAGTTTTTGCAAATATCTCAAATACAAAATCTTCATACATAAAACGATTATACGCTTCTTTTGCAGTAAGATGTATATTTTCTTTTTTAAATAAAACCGAATCTGCTTTAGCTACTCCATTTTCATCAGGTTGATAATCAATAGGATTAATATCTACTGGCGCATCATCTTTTAAAATATTTATTGTTTCATTAACTTCTTTCCAAGGATAATTGTTAAATAGATCATAAGTATATGGATTTTCAGGAATACCTTCTTCCCCAAATTCTTGTGCAAAAAATCGATCAAATGTTAACCATTTGGCTCTAAAAATTTCGTTGATATCAATACCAACAACTAATTTATTTTTCTTCATTGTTTTTGTTTTTAATTTCATTTATTTTATTTGTTAACTCTGGTTCAAAT